CAATGTTAACCATCCCCCACGAATAAGTCGTAGGTCGCTCTCAAATCCCTTTACAGTAATTCAATATATAACAACGGCCCCGATTGACGGGGACCTTGCATAGCAAAAGAGTAGTGTTGTGAGCCTTGCAAACTCACAAAACACACGGAATACCACCGCAATGGCCTCATTGCAAGGCGCAAATACAACCGGCTAAAAGAGAATCGGGGCCAGTTGGGTAATTTTTAATGAAATATACCATAAATGTTTTTATAGACGATTTTTACCAAGGTCCAATCTTTGTGCCCCAAACTGCGTGACCAAACGCGTATGAAGGGGACCTGCCACCAAAGGTGGATACCTTATTTTAACTGAACAGAATGTATTGGTAATAACTGATAAGTGAGACGTAGTCACTCTAGAGTTCAACCCAACACTGGGGGGAATTTTTACTGGTATTGGATCCGGTTCTACCCCTTTCCCAGCTAATCTCGATGCCCCACCACACGGGCGTTGTCATTTCCTGGACCGCCACATCGGCCGACGAATTCCACGTCGACACTGCACACCCCATCGTCTACCTAGGGGTGCCCACATTTTCACTACGCCATGTGTAGGCTAGAGTTGTCCTGAAGGGACAACAATGGTACAGTTTAACGTCACTATCTCCCGGGACGTCACATAGTTTTATGTCATTACGGACTAAATTAGTTTAACGTCGTCACGGACAAAAGAAACTAAACCATTAGATCTGTTACCTGGGTGATAATGATATCTTGGGACCCAAGTGATGGGTATGTACCACCAGTAAACGTCACAGAAGCACCACCACTCTGAGCAGGCACAGCTACGTACACCGTAAGGGAGAACGTGGTAGCGGTCACTCCGGCGTTAGGGGCACTCAACGAGGCAGTATTAGGATAAAACACCGCCACGTTTGCACAGCTCCCATAAGTAATTACCGGGGTCTGTATGACCACAGCTGTCCCCACCCAGGTGACTTCTACACAATACACACCAGCAAAGAACGTAGGAAAGAACAATGTACTGACCGTCGATGAGGTCTGGACCACATTGGTCCCCAATTGCTGTAGGCTATTATTGAGTGGCAATAGCCCAAAAAGCGTCGTATTGCCTCCACTAGTATTACTACGTTGATAATGATCAACGGCACCACCAGCAGCGGCTGATGTGGTAGGGAGAATAGGTTTGAAGAACTCCACACAGTACGTAACCCATAACTCGCCAATGTTTTGCACAGGGTTGCTAATAGTCGCGAATTGAAAGTTGCCTTGATCATAGAGTCTCAAATCTTGACCAGCCGGAACTCCACCAGTTCTAACATAAGCTTGAGGTACCACGGTCTGTATGGGGTCACACTCCACCATGTGCATCAGATTGTCCGTGGGCTTGACAGATACCGCATACTCTGAGTTCTCCATTTGCTGTTTTGTCGCGTAAATGGGGACATCGGCATTGTAATTGGTAGCCATCACCACATATCCTGGTGTGCCGTTAGTGACAAAATCCGTGACGCCTGATCTAAACTCAAACACCAGTCCATGGAACTTGTATTCTTGGTAGCCTGAAGCTATAGTAGAAAGCCAAGGGAAAGTTTTGCTAATACCTGGGTTCAAGGGGAACAGCTGGTTCGAAAACGCAGCCGTACCGGTTATATCCCCAAGGTACTCTCTATGGCAGACAATATTGGTTTGATGGTTGGTGGAGAATTTGGGGATCTGCCCTCCATTAGCGAAGAGATTGTATTTAGGCATGGCTCCAGCAAGGTGGTAGTCGCCTGATCCAAAGATCGAGCCGATTCCAGTACCGAGCCATTTTCCAACGTTCCCTCCAATCTTAGCATTTCCAAAAATTCCTCCCACCGCTTTGCCAAGGATACCGCCTGTGTCACGAAAGGGCGTGGCTTTGGAACGGGCCTTCGCCTGCGGAGCTGCTGTTCTGGTAGCTTGTTTTGATTTCTGTTTGTTTCTTTT